GCCGGGTTACCCTGCGGCGCGCCCTCGCCCGGCACACGCGAATTATTCACTGGTGGACTCATTTGCATTAGGGGATTGCGCATCATGCCAACTGTTCCAGGAGTTGCCGTCATGCGAGCAATCAAGGCGTCGTAGCTGCGCGGGTCGCCAACAGGGTTAGAGCGAATGTAAGCGCGCGGGTCCGCCGCAGGATTATAGGCCGTCATCGCCGCCGGCGGCGCACCCATCGGTTGCGGCACATTGACGCCGCCCGCGGCGGCCAGACGCGGGTCGACCTGAGTCAACGCATCGCCAGCGGCCCCGCCGCCTAGGCCAGGAATGCCAAGCATCCGCCGGCGGATATTCTCCAACGCTTGCTGCCAGGCGTTCCCCATGGCGTCATTGCTTGGCGCACCGCCAGGCAGCATGCCTGTGGCGGGCCGTGCGGGCATGCCTGGCGCTGGCGGAAGGCCAGGCTGACCAATCTGGTAGGGGCCCGGCTGCGGGCCTCCTGGAGGCACGCCATAGCCGCTTTGCGCCCCGGCGCCGCCGATGGCGTTGAGGAACTGCTGCCAGATGCCTGGACTAGCCGCATTGCCTTGACTGCCGCCGCCAAGATTGCCGTCCGTGTAGCTCATGCGGAGCCCGGCAACGCTGGATTCAAGGCCGCCCCAGGGTCTTGAATCGTCCGGTCATGAGTGAATGTCGCGCCTAGAGCCGTCACGTTCGTCCCGGCCGTAGTCAACGCGGCGGCGATGCTGGTGAACGTCAACGCCGTTTGACCGCTCCCAACCACACTGCTGACGTTCGCCAGCGCCATGTTGATGACGGTGTTGAGCTCCTCATTGAAATTCGTCAGTGTCATCATAGCGGGCTCCTATTTCTTCCTGACCTCCGGGTTGCCGGGCGCAACGCCTTCGACCGCACGCGGCTTGTCCGCCGGGTCGCGCTGGTCCTGCGCCTCGACCCACTTAGTGACGCCAACCTTCTCGATTTCGGCTGAGCGCTCGCGCTGCTCGTCGGCGATGGTCTTGACCTGGGTCTTGGGGTCGGCTGGCGGCAAATCAGGCTTAGGCTCGTCGGCGCGCGGCTGATGGAACGGGTCAGCGTGCGCTTCAGCCTTGGCCGGAGGATGGGCGGGAGCTGCAGGACTATTTGCCACGTTTGCCTCCTGATGGATGGTAGTTCGGGCCGCCTGGCGCCGCGCCTTTCGAGCGGGCGATGGCCCCAATGACCGCGCCGGGAACGCCTTCCGATTTCAACTTGGCGGCGCGGCCGCCGCCGCCCAATTTGGTTGATTTGCCAGCGAACGTCTTGGGCATTTTACTTTTGCCAAACGCAGTCGCCATAGCGGCCTCCGATGCTGGCTATACTTACCAGCGGTGCGCGAGGGCGGCAAGCGCCGGCCCGACCAAAAGCAAGCGCCTGCACAACGAGCCGAAAGGAAAGAAAGGCCCGGCCCTCGCTTTTTCAAAGTCTCAGCTGGTCGTTGAAGTCCTTCAGCCCGCCTTCCGGGAATCGGACTTCAGTCTCAAGCTGTTTTCGTAATCGGGAGGCTAGCACTTCGGCGGCGCGCTGTCCCACTTCATTTTTGTCGAAGTCGCCGAAGATAATCACCTTGCGCACGCCATTGGGTGGAATCCAATGCATCAAGTGTCCCGCATCAAGCGCCGCCCAACATGGCGTCGAATAAAGAAGGCTCGCCGAGAGCGCAGTCTCGAGGCCCTCCGCGACGCCAAGGACCTCGCCCGCCGGAACAAGGCGTACCGCGCCGCCGTTCGGAACCTTGGCTCCAAGGACGTATTTCTTGACCCGTGGGTGGTCCTCGAACGGTTCCTCGAGAGTGGTGGTATGAAGGACAGCGCGGCTATTATCGGCGGCTACGAAGCGCGCCACTAAGGCGTCCGGCTTGTCGACCACGCCATGCTTCCAATACGGCGGCAATCGGCGGACTGCAGTCGGACCAGGAATGAGGCTTATCTTGCGCCACTTGAGATAGCGCGACACAATGTCGAGGCCAGTCAACGCCTGCGCGGCGACGCCCCACATAAATCGCATCATGCCTTGCGCTCGAGTGTTTAGCGTTTCGGCCTGCGGCATCTTGAACGGCGCAATTTTGGCCTCGCGTTCGATGACGTCGCGCACCTCATCGAAACTGCGGCCGAGGTATTGCATCAAAAGGTCGATGCCATTGCCTATCCCGCATTGATTGCAGATGAACATGCCGTCGCCATTGTGGTCGGTCCAGCGGAAGCGGTCCTTGCCGCCGCACATCGGACAGGGACCGTGCTTGCCGGTCAGACTGTCCCGAGGAAACCCTGCGCCAACCAAGATGCCATGCCATCTCCCGCGGCACTCGTCCTTAAGGTTTGGGCCGCGCAGGTCTGGCATCTAAAGTTGCTCCCTTGGTTGTTCCGTTGCTCTTTCGTCGTCGCCCAGCGGCAATTGTTTGGTTCGTAATCGCCATCATTATCGATGCGGTCCAAGGTCATGAACAAGGGGGGAAGACCCATGTCCTCGACAAAATTTTGAATGCTGTTCCACCGTTCGCAAACGCGAATCCCTCGACCTCCATATCGTTCCCATTTGCCATTTTTTGGGTCCCGACATCTAGCAATCATTCCCCTCCACGTATTGTAAACACGTTCCTTTAATCTACCCTTTCCATATCCGTGCAAGGTATTATCCAATCCTCCATCTAATGCCCTCTGTCTCGCGCATTCGATTTGGTAACATCCGCAACTTGTCGTTCCTCGCCTTAGATTGCAATACAATACATCAGTACTATTGCCACAATCACAATTACATTGCCAGCCACGCTCTTTTTTCCCTAAGTATTTAATCGCGATAAGCCGTCCGAACCGCTGGCCTGTCACATCAATAACACTACCATGCATCATACTTTCTCCTTTTCTTTAGCTTTGGCATAGGCGATTGCGCGGGACTTTATCCAAGCGAGCGTCGCCATCGATGGTTCATACCAACGGGCATTGCGGACGAATGGGTCATTTGGCCAAACTCCGAATCGCTCGCGATATTTCATCGCGGCCCAGCCTTCTTTGTAACTGCGCGAACGTCCGTAATGCTGGAGCTCGCCAAAGAAATTGGCCTTCGCTTCGCGCGACCACTCGCGATTCGCTGTGTGCGCCGCCCTCTCGCCACTCTCGACCTCAACCAACGTACCGTCACGATTCGTTATCATTGACGGGACTACCAGCGAGCAACTGCACGCGGGACAACGCGCAGCGCGCAACGGGATAAGCACATGGCACTCAGGGCATTCTTTTGGCTTTATCGGACTACGCTCGCGCTCTGCTGTCGACGCGCCTTCGCCATCAAGCAAACCATCATGGTGAATGGTGTCGACCAGTCCCAAACGGAGGGTCGAATCGCTGTGGTCGAAGACCACCAGATTCTCTTTGCCGGGGTGAGTGCGAAGTCCGCGCCCGATACACTGTACGAGCAAAATTTCCGACTTCGTCGGTCGAGCGAAGCTGATGGCGGAGACACATGGGATGTCTGTGCCCGTGGTCAGCACGCCGATGGAGCAAATGACCTCAAGCTCGCCCGCCTCAAGCTGCTGGATGATGTCAGCGCGCTCCTCACGCGAAGCGAAGGCATCGACATAGGCGCTCTTGACCCCGTGCTGCAGGAACTCTGCATTCAACTTAGCTGCATGAGCGCGGTCCACCGCAAACACTAACGTCGGCCGACCGCGGGCGTTGTCCAACCAGGTCGTGACGACGTCGGCTACCAGCGTCGAACGTTGCATTCGCTCCGATAGTTCTCCCTCGTGGTAGTCGCCGGCAATGGTTCGGATGCCACTCAGGTCGGGGTGACTCGGAGCATAGGTCTTGAACGGACACAAACGACCGTCATCGATGAGCTGCCGTATCGTCGTTGGCTGAATTAGGTCGTCCCACTTTTCTGCAAGTCCCTTGCGCCAAGGCGTCGCCGACAGACCAATGAAGATTTTCTCCGGTTCCGATTCTATCCATTTGTCGATGGCTTGGTAGCCAATATGAACCTCGTCAACGACAACGACATCGACCAGTGGCAACTGTCTGCGCGCTAATGTCTGCACACTACAAATCTGAATTGGCGCAGCTGGCCGATACCATGGATGGTCCGCTTGCATGCATGAAAGCTCCTGCGGCGGAATACCATTCTCTACCAGTCGTTCGAACGTCTGGCTAATCAATTGCAAACGTGGCACTGTGAACGCGACCCTATTGTTCTTACTTCTTGCACCGCTAATAATGTGTGCAGCAAGTACAGTCTTTCCGCCTCCTGTCGGAATACATACAATAGGCCGTTTATGCTTGGGCTGAGAGCCAATCGATGCACGCAGCAGTTGCATCGCTTCCATCTGATGGGGGTGAAGCGATTTTAACTCGCCGATGATGTGTTCTGGAGCTGGTCGGGCCATTATCCATTTCCTTCGTGTTGGTCGTCGCGCGCGGCTAGTAGTTACTGGTTCTAACGTAATCACTTATCTCTCCACTGGTCAGCCTTGTTTTATAGCACCTTACCTTGGAAAGTAGGGAAATGCGCGCGCGCGAGAAAGGCGGCAAAGCACAGGCGTGCTTATCCACGCCTCTGTCGCGAGGTCTAGGCTATCAACAATGCCGCAACGCGAACCGTGGCCACGGATACACGCCGGGGTTGTCTAAGGCTTGCTGGGCATGTCCTCCTATTTCGATTTCACATTCCACTCGTACTCGGCCATCGACTTGGCCGGAGGTACGACATTGAAGGTATTGAGCCGGGGCGTGCGTTCCGGCCTGTTCCAAGCCTCCATCTCAGCGATTTCACGCCTCACGTCCTCGGCGTAGTCGGCGACCTCCTTGCGCGTCATGCCCTCGAGGATAGGCCGTGGAATGCCGAAGAATGATGGGTCGGCGAGGGTGATTTCAGGCATGACGCCCTTTCCGCCAGAACTCGCGCGCCTTCTCGAACGCATGGGCGAACGCGCTGCGATGCTCGGCGACGGCTGCGGCCTGCCGCAGGTCAAGCAGCGGACGAGGACGCGGGAGCGCCCTCTTGCGTTTTTGGGGAGGAGTGGGTAAATGGTCTGGCAAATTGAGGCTCCTGGTGATGACAGGGGTAACTCATCGAGGCCGCCAGAATAGCCGCTGGCGGCCTCATCAATTTCTGCCCTTCACGGGCCGGCGTCAAGCATTATCCTTTCCCCCAACCATTGTCGCGTATCCATTTCGCCTCGTCGGTGAGGAATGAGCCGGAGTTCCGGTCCCACGGATTGCTCACGTCTGGGGACGGCTTGGGGTCCTGATTGGTCACCGGAGGCTCATCTCGCTTCTTGGGCGGTCTTTTTCGCGCAGCTTTCTTCATTGGTCATTCCTTTCCTAAAGTGTTGGTCCTCCGCACGAGTCCCCACCGTTCAAGCCAGGCGATGGGGTCATCCCGGCCATATGTCACCGCAAAGGGCACGCCGAGCGGCCGCACGAGGTCACGGAAATCGCATTGAGCTGTGGATAACTTTCCACGGTCGGTCTTGAGTTCCAGCCATCCAGTGCGCTCGCCGAGCCGCGGACTGAAGCAGACCAGGTCGAATAGGCCTCTGGTGAGTCCTGGCTGGCCGTGGGCGTGCGCATTGGGCACTGCCGCCACTAACGTGCCCGGCAAGCCAAACGTCTCCCAGTGCTGCATCACGGCCGCTTGTATCTGAGCTTCACTGAGAAGCATGTTTCAATCTCGCTTCGCGCCTTTGGCGTTTTATCTCATAATATTCGACGACTTCTTGAAAAGCATTGATAAGTTGTAGGATGTGTTCTAATTTAAGGCATGCACACGCTATAAAAGAATCTGACCCGCCATCGACTCTAATTTGTAAGTTTGGACCAGCGTTGTCCGTGTAAACGCGCACAACATGAACTGAACGTTCTTTTGGCCACCCAGCTGCCTTTGCGGTTGTCCCTGGAGCTATTACAAACATAGCTCGCCGAGTCACGACTATTTCATCGGGACTCATACGGGGACCTCATGCGCGAGAAGCCATGAGATAGGCGTCTCGTCAGGATTGATTTGAAGCTCTCGCAGCCAGCGGCTCGCCACCCCCATGCTCGGGTCGCGGATGCCGACCTCACACGCCGCGATGAAGTACCGGCTGACGCCGATTTTCGCGGCGAGCTCCGTTTGGCTGATGCCCAACTCTCGCCGCCGCATACCCAATTCGTGCCGCGGCGCGCGAATCACGTCATACCGTCCATCCAACTTTGCCAACTTTGCCACTGTCATCGCCGTAAACCTCCTGGCGCTTGTTAACAACATATCGTCGTTTGACAACCGTGTCAACCTAGTATACGAAGGCCGTGAAAGGAGCCGAATCAATGAGTGACCAAACCGTAGCTGTGGAACTGCCGGAGGTGCGGCAAATTGTCGCAGACCCCTTGCTCGCCGTCATCGAGCGCGCTGCGCGCGACCCCACGGTCGACGTCGACAAGATGGAGAGACTATTCGCGCTGATGGAGAGGCGCGAAGCCAAGGCCGCGCAGCAGGCGTTCAACGCCGCCCTGGCCAAGGCCAAGGGCGAGATTCCGCCAATCGTTAAAAACCGCCTGGTCGACTTCGACAGCCAGAAGGGAAAGACGCGCTACCGCTACGAGGACTTCGCGGCCATCGCCGAGGCAGTCGACCCCGTCCTGCAAGCGAACGGGCTCTCATACCGATTTCGTTCATCGCAACCCGAACGTGGCCGCCTGCGGGTCACGTGCGTAATCAGTCACGACAACGGTTTTAGCGAGGAAACGTCGCTCGAGGCCGGCGAGGACACTTCGGGCAACAAAAATCCGGTGCAGGCGATTGGCAGCGCAGCAACATACCTTCAGCGCTATAGTTTGAAGCTTGCGTTAGGTTTAGCAGCCACGACTGATGACGACGGCCGCGGCGGCGACGATAAAGAGGACCCCGTCATCGACGCCGACCAGCTCGCGCTGCTTGAGCAAATCATGGTCGACGCCGGCCGCTCCCGCGAGGCCATCGAGAATTGGGCCGGGGTGAAACTGCCCAAGATGCGAATGAGAAAATATCAGGAGACTATGGCCTTCCTCAACATGGCCGTCGCCAAACGGGCGAAGGTGACGTCATGAACGAGTTCATCGCTCAAAATACTCCGCAGTGGATTCGTCAGCGCGTCGGTAAAGTCACCGCATCGCGGATGGCCGATGTGCCTCGAGGAAAGAAGGGCGCGTCGAGCGCGGCGCGCGAGAGTTATATCCTCGAGGTCCTCTATGAGTGGGTGACTGACCGCGCTTATGAGTACTATGTCTCGGCGGCGATGCAATGGGGAACAGACCATCAAGCCGAGGCGATTGCGACCTACACCCTGGTCACCGGCAACGAGGTCAAGCCTGCGCCGTTCGTTCAGCATAGTGTTTACGCAAACTCTGGCGCATCGCCTGATGGCTATATCGGCAGCGATGGGCTTGTTGAGGTCAAATGCCCGACCAGTGTCACCCACCTCAAGATGCTCCTCACCGAGGAGGTTCCGGAGCAATACGTGCTTCAAGTCCAATGGCAGCTAGAGTGTTCTGGGCGACAGTGGTGTGATTTCGTGAGCCATGATAATCGTCTCCCTCCAGGCCTGCAGTTGTTTTGCCAGCGTGCCGAACGTGACGACAAAGTCATCGCCATGCTGCGCGACGAGGTCGAGGCCTTCATCTACGAAGTCCGAGAAAGATATGACCGCATTCGCGCGAGAATGGGCTGATGCGTCTCGCCGCTCGCATAACTGCAGACAACCGCGGTGAAATTCTCAGAGCGGTTATGGATTGCGCCGAGGGGTCGATGATTGACCTCGTCGACGCGCCGCGGACGACCCGGCAAAACCGATTGATGTGGTGGCTTTTGCAGGACATTGCGGCCCAAGTACCCATCGCTGGCGAATTTCGTTCTGCCGACGATTGGAAGTGTGTTTTTCTTAAGGGTATCGGCAAACGGATGGAGTTCATGCCCGCCCTTGAGGGCGACAGCGTGGTAGCCGTCGGCTACTCGTCCAGCAAGCTCGAAAGAGAGGAGATGAGCGAGATGATTGCGCTCATCTACCAGCATGGCGATGCGCATGACGTGCGTTTCAGAATCGACGAAAGGAAGTTCGGCCTTGGACGCGATACCAAAAATTCGGAAGACGCTCATCAGTCTAGTGCCCCCTGAACACATTGGAGCGGCGCTGCGAGCCGGTGGATACGCTCCGCCGCGCTCTTGCAACCGTGAGACGCTCAATAAGTTCGCGCTGCAACATTGGCCTGCTGTCGAGAACTGTGTCTGGGAATGGGCATCGTGGGCGCTGATGGAAAACAACGATGGCAAATGAATGAGAACGCAACGCCAGGAATTCAGTGACGGCGTGACCCTCGAGATTATCCGGCGCGCTACGGACGAGCATGACCGCCTGTTATGCGAGAAATGCGGAGGGTGGCTGAAGAGCCGTCACGAGTTCGAAGTTCACCATGTCAAGGCCGAAGGCCTGCAGATGTCGCCTCGTGCGCGGCTCGAGGCCAAGGACGGGCTTCTGCTTTGCCTCTTCTGCCATGACGAACAGAGCACGCTCGACATGGCCTCTATCGCGAAGGCGAAGCGCGTCGAGAAGAAGCAGCCGTTGAAACTAGGAGGGATGCCGGAGATTTTCCGGCGATTTATGGGAGGGCAAAAGGAATGAGCTACGACCACTGGAAAACGAGAAGCGACCGCGAAGATGATGACGAAATCCAGCCCGTGCGGGACGAACTCGCCGACGCCATCGATGAAATTGAGAGGCTGACGCGGGAGAACGACATGTTGGTGGCAGCTGCTAAGGAGCTCGAGAGGAAACTCTATGATGCGCAGCGGCTACTGAATGGCATCCGGCTGCTGCTAGGTTAACTGAAGAAAGGAACGACCATGGAAGCTTTTGGCACCTTTTTGATTATTATTGGAATTGCTTATGTCGCCATTCACATTATCTACACTATTGTTTATTGCATTGCGTTAGAAGAGAGAACTAGAACCATCTCTAAAAAGCTCCGCGCGCCCCTTGACCGAAAATGAGCGTTCGGAGAGCCTCGCGCAAGGGCGTGTTAGGCAAGACCGGGCCGAAGTTGGTTTGAGGTCCGCCTACCTGTGATAACGTGGCGCGCGACGCCGCCAATTGTCGCGCTTGTGCCGCCGCGTCCGCCATGGCGCGCAGCTTCGACCCCGTGTAGTGAACGCCGAAGATTCCAAGACCTCCTACAGCAGCTTCTTCCGCTATGCGCGCTGGGTCCCATCCCGATGTCGCCCCTCCAGTAAGACCGCCGAAAGCCGCGCCACCTAGCCCGCTTACTATCGGATGAATCATATGTCTCAATTCAAATGTATTAGGAACTCCTGGAGCTTGCGTCGGCCTCGCGGTCGCCGCTAATTGAGAGTATGTTTGATACGGAACAGACCCTGGCGGCGCAAGAACCTGCCCCTTGGGGGAGAGCAAATAGGCCTTAGCTGAAGTTCCGACGTCTGGGCCACGTGGGACCGCTGCAGCAGCCTCCCACTTATCGACGCGGCCTATGTCCTTTCCTTGTGCATAAGGAATATTACCTGCCGCCAGAGCTGCGGCAGCATCGCCAGTTTGTCCGCCTGCCTGAATCGGCTGATGTGTGGCAAGCATACCCAATGTTCCATTGCCCTGTCCAGTCGTGTCGCCGACCAAGGCGTCAGCGTACCGATTGCCTTCCCAACTTCCCGTTTTCCGTAAGTCCTTAGCTCCTTGTTGGATGGTGCGGCCAGTCACTATGGGTGCGCCGAGGCCCTTTGGATTACTGAGGATGGCGTCCACCTCTGGTGGAATGCCGAGAGGAACACCGGCCACTCTGCCTGGATTGCGCTGAGCGCTAATATCCGCCGTCACATTGCCCAGGGCAGTATCATGCGTGTTGAAATAGTTGGTGTCGAGGGGACTGTATGCGGCCTGCGCTTCCTGCCCAAGGTCGGCCGCTGTCCTGGCTACAGGCAAGGTCCCGCCTCGTCCGGCCGCGCCTCCAAGAGCCCCGCCAGCGCTTCCGAGCAGACCGCCATACAAGGCACCTTGTCCAGCGCTTTCATCGTGTCCTGCAGCCCCTAGCGCGCCTGCGCCAGCGCCTTCGGCGGCCGACCCCGCGATGCCCGCCAGATAACCGCCGCCGAGCAAATCAGCGCCTCTAGCCGCCAGACCCAACTCTCCTGGCCCCATGGCGTACATCGCCCCGCCGACAATCGGAGCCATTGCCCCGAGCCGACCAGCTGCGGCGGCCGTATTCGTGCGTTCCTGCTCGAGCGGATTGCCAGTCAGAGCGATTTGAAGGCGGTCGCCTAGACCGAAGGTAGCTGCGTCGACTGCTGTCCGCGCGTAATCTTGCGCCGCTTGGTTTGCGCCTTGGAAGGGTTTCGCCAAGTGCGCGAGCATGTAATCACTCCACGACACATTGGCTGGCTTGTTCCAGATGGCAGTCGTGCCAAGGTCAGTAGGCGCTGCCGCAGCAGTTGCGGGCTTGAGATATTGCGCAAACGGGTCGTCGCTCGAATTCGGCGCACCGGCTTTCGGCGTCAGATATTGGGCGAACGGGTCGTCGGCCATTACCGTGTGCCAATCTGGCCCTTGCTAGGGCCGTAGGGAACGACGAATTTCGTGCCCGCGTCTAGCTTTTGGACATCCTCCATTGTCTGTGGCGTCGCCGGAGCTCCTGTCGCATCAGCAGCGGTGGCGGGCAATGGCGTTGTTTTCATCTGGGTGGCGCCTGCATTGTATTTACCTCCCGTCTTGTACAGCGCATCAGCCGCAGCCCACTCTGCCGGAGTGAGTTGTCCACCGCCTTGAGCCTTGGCGTTCGCAAGTATCCTATTGGCATTAGCAAGCTGCGTCTTAATTTCAATCGCTGCTTGGTCTGCTGGCATTCCTGACGAAAGTATCCTACTGGTAGAGCCAGCAAGTTTGTTGGCCTCAGTTAGGTTGCGAAGGTTCCTAGTTCCTTTGAATTCACCAGCGAACAAACCAGAGCCTGCTTGCGTTAGATAGGATTGAGCAGTCGCCGCATCCTGTTCTTTTTGACTATTCCCGAGCCCCCAATTCGCTAACCCAGCCTGGAATGAAGTCGCCGTTGGGTGTTCGATTGCATAAGCCGTTGCCTCTGGATGGTCATCAAGCCATTTAAAGGCGTCAACCTGCCTTTGCGCGGCTGGAACGGCGACGGGCGCATCCTCACGGCCAGCATCAATCTGTGCCTGTGTATTCTTAGATTCGGCGACCTGTGCAGCTTGATATGCCGCATGCGAATCCGGGTCCCCCGGCGTCCAAGGAATAGGTTTTCCTGCCGTCGTAAGGGCTCTCTCAGCTCTTAACTGAGCTGCGTATGCAGGATTACCAACACCTGCTTGCATGCCAAGCACTTGCGGAAGTTCGCCTGTCATCTGCAATGTGCGAACTTGGTCACCTGACATACCATAAGGCTTACCGATAGCTTCAGCATTATCCCACAGATATTTCGCTTGCGCTTGCCCCTGGTTGTATTGCTGCAGCCTCATGATGCTTTCCATGACTGCGCCTGGGTCCTGCCCTCCAGCTGCACCCCCTCCGCCTCCGCCGCCTCCGAGGCCGCGGCTCCGGCCGGGATAGAGGCCGGCCGCCATCTGATTGATGCCGCCAAAAAGTTGATTGTAAGCCTGGTTACGGTTGTACATTTGTAGAATCATCTCGGGCGTCAGCTGGCTAGGCTGATAGCCCGGCATTGGCGGCGGCGCTGCGGCGCTAGGACCGCCTTGAGCCGGGGCCGCAGCTGCAGCGGCCGCGCCAGTAGGATTAGCGAGACGAAGGTTCATCGCCTGCTGCTCAGGCGTAGTCGTGTAATTTATCGGCGTCGGCCTGGCGTTGGGGTCGCCAACCCCTCCAGGAAGCATTGCAGGGCCCTGTGGCGGCGCTCCCGAGGTGGGAGGACCGGCAGGAGCGCCGCCGCCCGCCGGGACAGAAGGAGGGCCTCCAGGCGGGCCTCCGCCGCCTGAGTTATAGGCGGCCAGGAGCTGCTGCATCGGGTCAGGATGCCCCATCATCGCCAGGACAGGGTCAAGGAAGCCGGCCATTTCAGGACATTCCTTTCTTCTTCGATGTCGGCGTCGCTTGCGACGGGGCTAGAGCATTGGCGAAGATTTGCTGGAATTGGCTTCCAGGTCCGCTTTGCGCCGGTTGCCAGTTCTGCAGGAATTGTTGCAGCACCCCCGAGCCTGGCTGGACTGCAGGGGCGGCGGAAGGGTCGCCGCCTGGCGTCGTCACCTTTCCTGGATTGCTGAGAAGCTGTAAATATTGCGTGTAGGTCAGGGCCGGATTGCCAGTCGAATTTGCCGATGAGGCCGCGGCCGCGGCGGGCGCTGCGCCCGCTGTCGACCCGGCAGACGGATTATAAAGAGACGGATTTGCCGCTTCAGCCTGCGCGATTTGCGTTGCACTTATTCCAGGCGTGTTGAAAAGCGCCGCGCGCGCTTGGGATTGGGGCGTGAGCTCTAGCCGATTCATCTGATTGGCCGCATTAAGTCCAATCGCCAGCCCGACAGGGTCGCCGAAACTGGGAGCTACCGGATAGGTTCCACCGCGCTGACCCTGGTTTGCATAATTGGCCATCAAAGAATTCATTGCCGCATTGCTGGCGAGCTGAGCGAGAGCGGGATTATAATTGGATGCGGCAGGCGCAGCTGGCGCTGGCGCTGGAGGCGGCGGCGGCGGAGTGTTCAAAGTCATGCCAGGCGGCATCTGAATAGGCTGACCTAACGCATTCGTTGGCCAGCCGGGCCCGCCTTGATAGGCGTCTTGCACCTGCGTCGAAGGTATAGGCGCATTGTTGAAACTCGAGAACGGATTTGACCACTGCGAAGGGTCGAACACCGCGAAGGGATTCGGGTTGAAGGGAGTGAATTGCATGGCCATGGCTACGCCATCCCGCTCATTTGCTGCTGCAGCATGAGTTGATAGAGCTGTTCCTGCATCTGAGCATTAAGTCCGCTCAAGCTCGTCCCCGGGGCGCCGCCAGGGCTGGCAGCGTAGAGCGGCGCAATTCCCGCTGCGCCTGGTGCGCCAGGCATCGCGCTGCCCGCGCCCGGAGGCGCTGCACTCCACCCAAACGGCGTCTGGGCTGAGCCTGGCGCAAGCGCCGAAACTCCTGGAGCGCCGGTCAACGCTTGCTGGGTAAGTGACTGTTGCTGTGGACTTCCAGTCATGCCCATGCCAAGCGCTGCAGTCGCTGGTCCAATACCCCGGGGCAGCGGCGGCGGAGGCATGGGCGGAGGTGATGGAAGTTGTGGCGCTTGTTGGTCGCCGCCCCCCATCTGCGACAAGCCTGCGCCGATGCCGCTGAGTGCTCCGCCTATGTTTGGCTTCGTAGGCGTTTGCCCTGGCGACATGCCGGCCGGGCCGCCGCGCGTTATCTGTTCCGGGTCGATTGGCCCAGTCACTCCGGGAATGGCGGGGCCCTGGCCAGCGGTTGTAATTGGCGGCTGCGGGAGCTGTACTTCAGCGCCGCCACCACGTCCTCCAGACCCTGGTCCAAGCCCGCTAGGACCAATGCCGCCAGGCGGTACGTTCGTGCCCGCCAAGTAGCCCGCAGACGGCGTCCCAAAGCGGTCTGAAAACACATTTCCGCCGATGTTCACTGGACTGTCGCCGACCCCCTTGTTCATTCCAGGATTGCCAGCGGCCACATAATAAAGCGCGCCATTCGTGTTGTCGTTGAGGGTACCGGCATTCGCTTGATTGATAAGGTCGTAAGTGAAAGGTTTTGGGGTTCCAAGTTTGTCCGGATAGGCCTCGAACTGATTGCGCGCTGTTGCGATGCCGGAAAGACCGGCGTCAGCTCCGGCAAAATTGTTAGCCGCACGGTTCCGCATCACGCTGAGAACGGCTTGTTGGCCTTTTGGGGTAGCTGCTTCACCAGCAACAATCCTGGCGAGCAACGGGTCGTTCGCTGTCGTGTTGAGTGATGTGCCCGGCGTCTGGAATTGGCCGCTTGGAGACGGTATCGTCATGCTCACCGGCTGACCAGCAGGCACATTGGGATTGGCGAGCGATAATCCGGGCGGCCGTGGCGGAGGCATTGGCCAACCACCTTGAGGCGGCGTCGGCGCGTTCAATCCGCCGGACGTAGGAGCGAGAGCATTGATTGCAGCGCTAGCTGGCGAGATTGGAGTTGGATTGGCATAAGCCGAAGATAAGCTAGCTGGCGTTCCTGCGCCGGCAAAAAGGGTAGACGGACTAACGTCGGGCCCGGCAGCGCTCGCCATTTGATAATCAGGTTGTGCGGCGCGCGCCAGATGGTCAGCGACGTAATTCCCGCCTAACTGATAATGACCGGGGTCGCCGAATTGCGAACCAGGAGTAAGGCCAAACGCTCGGGCGAGCTGGTCCAACCTGGCCGGATTCGATGAGCTGAGGTCTGCCGCGACGCCAAAATTGTGCGGACTATGGCCTGGCGCGGCGGCGACATGAACTGGACCTAAATCTGGATAGGGCAGCGGCGTCCCAGCACGGGTTGCTCTTTGGTTGGCGACAAGCGCCGCTTGCGTTACTTTGTCTCGATAGCCGGATGTGATGTTGGTGGTGATGCCTTCGGCCGCCGCCGCGGCGCGTAGCCGCGCCAGTTGGCCGGCCATAACAGGGTCCAGCCCTTCATAGGTTTTGTTGTCGACGCCCTGGTTAACCACCGAGCGCTCCTCGCAGTTGCGGCGGCCGCATACGGCGGCCCGGAGGCATCGATGGCGGGGTCATCAAGCCGCCTCCCACCGGCAGCGGACCGCCGGTCTGCCCCGGCATTGGAGTAGCTGGGATTCCTCCACCCAATCCCATGCGGCCCAGCCCGCGGCCCATGCTAGGCATTCGCACTCCCGCGCCAGGCGTGGCCGTCGGCGGCGTGGCGCGCGGCGATAGCGCGTCGAGCGCCGGCATGCTGACTGCCATCTTGCCGCCCCCCATCGGTCTGACTGCGTGGGGAGCAATTTTAGCCACGTCCTCGGCCATCGGTCCGGCAATTTTGGGATATGACTTCGGGTCGCCCTTATAACGGTAAGAGTACATCGGCACGCCGCTTGGATGCGTGCCGATTTTCTGGATATCGGTCTTCATCCCTCGGTCTGACATTCCGAACAGACCGAATAGACCGCCAGCAGCTTGCAAGCCGCCGCCGAGCACTGCAAGTGGATTCGCTGATTGTTGTGTTTCGCTCGTTGTGTTCTGTTGCCCTTGGGTTGCAGTGCCGTATGGCGTCATGCCGAGCGCGCTCTGCAAGGTGCCGAGTTGCTGATACGGATAACCCCAGGCCTGCTGGAATTTCGCGATTTGCGCATTAATTTGATTCTGCGCCTGCTGTTGTTCGGCAGTGCCGGCCGTCATCAACTCAGTGAAGTTGCGCAGCTGATTCATCTGCGCCGCATTGCCGAGGCCAGCGAGTCCGCCAGAAGCCGAGATGTTGAGTTGGCCTTGACTCTGCTGCGCCGCTTGGTTGGCGAGCGCCGCCTGCATCCGGCCTTGGATATCTTGCTCGGCCGCGCCCTGCGCTTGTTGGAAGTTTGCTTGATTGAGCTGGGCCGCCATCTGGCCCATGCCCATCGCGCCCTGAGCCTGCGTCACGCCTTGCTGGATGCCTTGCCTCGAGCCGCCGAACGCGCCCGCGCCCGCGGCCTGTGATTGATTGCCGATTTGGTTAATGCCCAACTGTTGCTGCATGAGGGGCAGTGTCTGGTTGATGACGTTCTGTGTATATGGGTTCATATACGGCGAAAGATTGGTGTTCGCGAGCTGTCCCGCAGTCACTTGTTGAGGCTGTTGCCCAAGCACGCCGAGGTATCCAGCTTGCGCCGCGTTGTATTGGTCCTGGCCGACATTGCCGCTGTTCGACGCTAGATTCCATGCCTGCTGCATCTGCGGACCGACATCAGCGACCATCTGTCCTTGGTACTGCTGCAACGGACGATTGGCGACGTTTTGAGCATAGGCGTAGTTCTGCTGCGCGGCTTGATTTACCCAAGGCGGCAGCTGCGTCACTTGCTGACTGGTCGTCTGTTGTTGGCTGCTAGTGTCGCTACCGCCCATGGTCATAGCTCACGATGATAGAGGATGTTTTTGGCCTTGATTTTCCAGCCGCGTGCGAGCGCGCGCGACATCCAGCCACGTCGACCGTAGGTTGAGATAAGCCCGATGCCTTCAGAGCGCGCATAGTCCAAAACGCGGTCATGCATCGCATCGAGGTCAGCAAGGTCGCCGACCGCAGCGACGATTTGAAGCTGTCGGGCCCGAGGGAACTGTATCACTTGCGTGACCGCCCAGGAATTGCCTTCTGCGAATGACTGCATCCGCCCTTCGCCGATGGCGGTGAGCAAATCATCGACCAGATAGATTCCGCCCATCCTGTCGAGGACTTTCCCCATCTTCTCGGGATATCCCATCATCATACCGTTCTCACCATGAGGATGGACCCGTTGCGATATACGCCGCCGACCGGGACGCCTGCAGTCGCCGCCGCGGCGTCATTGAGCGCGTTAACAGGAAGGGAGGTAAAGGTCATCGCGCCGCCAAGTGAAAGGCTCGCTGCGGTCAAAAGGCCAGTGAAAGTCGCGGTTACGCCATTGAATGCAGCGGTGAGCGTTAAACCAGCAGCCGAAAGAGCGCCAGAAATAGTGGCGCTCCCCGCCGTCAACAGACCAGAAATGCTAGCGCTTGCTCCACTAAGAGCGCCAGTTGCGGTGATGTTCGGCGCAGTGAGATTGCCGGTCATCGTACCGCCAGACGCTGAGATAACGGTTGTCCAGCCGCTGCTCTGACGCGCATAGCTCTGACCGTCGGCCGGCGCTTCATTAACTAATGGGATGCCCGTTCCTGGCGGGTCAGGAGTCGCCGGATTAGCGAGAGGGACTTTCGTCAATGAGGCGATGCCTGCCTGGCTAATCTGAAGTTTGAAAACGCTTGGCGTTGAGCCGCGCGGCGTGTCATGGCTCTGTAATAAATTGGCAGGAAGCGCTGTGTTGCCGTCAAGCTTGTCGCCGAGACTATCCTTCGCCCAAGCGGAAAAAGTTTTGAGATAATTCGTCAGCGTATTGTTTATTTCCGGCATATGAGGAAGGCTTGGCGGACCACCGATAATCTTTGACGTTTGCGTAGCCATCAGCGGTCACCCCGCACAGCAAAATCAACTAAATGTTGGCCTACAGTAAATGGATTTACAATCGTCATATTCTTGGTGGAAATTTTCATTCTTGAACCACGCGACGTCAACCGCACATCGACATATCCATCTGGACGAATGAACAGCGGAGAACTCCACGCTTCAGGTATTCCTGCACGCGACATCCTCGTTGCGAATTGGAATTGGACGTTGGAGACATCGCCTTTCACGTCAGGCATGATTTGTTTGACCGTCACCAAGCGCACGCCGCTGGTCAGATTCAAGTCAAACGTCTCGGCCCACGGCATGCCCGTCGGGGCTGCATACGCATTCCCAGTTTCATGTAGATAGACTAGCGTTCCGTCCGACATAATGGGTCGTTTGATGTACGAACTTGTGATGCCAGCCGAGCGCGATATTGTCCCTTGCGACCACCATCCTTCCTTGTAATTAAAAATGACGACTCGCGTGTTATGGGGCTGACCATTCTGCGGGAAGAACCACCAGAACTCATTGAAATCGCCAAGATGGACGGCGCATGCCTGCTCGCGAACATTCACTGGGTCGATATCATCGGTAATCCAAGGACGCACAAGGCATGCAAGGGGCGTAATGGCCGTTCCATCGAAAGCGAACATTCCTTGTTCGCTCATCCAAAGAACGAGACTCGATGTCGAGGTGATTGATGCTGGCGACCACGGCGTGCAGTCGTCGGCGAGCTCCTTGTAATTGTAGATGTACGGCAAACCCAGATAGCTCACGAGATAGGCTTTATGGGCAGTGAACATGAGCACGCCGTATCTGCCAGCATGGGCAGTGTCGATGGGACTCGCAGGCTCGATGTCGAGGAAACCAGACTGGCTGACTATGTTGGAATAGTCCCATTGCGCCATGCTTTCCTGGTCAGACCAGGCGAATCGACGCGAAGACCCTCCGTCCACCGTTCCGTCGACAGTAGTGCCAAACATCATTACAAACCGCTCTTGCGTGACGACGAAGCAGCGACCGAGAGGAGCGCCTCCCACTTGGGTTAGCAATACTCCCGTGCCGTATGTTGTATGAGAGACGTTCGGTTGCGGACCAGTTCCGCCGGTCAGAAGATTATTGCTCCATGCGAGCGTTGGTTGTGGCGAGTTGGCGAGTGCGCCTTGGAACGTAATGGTTACATTTCCAGGCAATGGCCCCCCGGTGCACACGACATCGCCTGAACCGATGTCTCCGAGCGCAATTAACGCAGTCTGTATGGCGGATGCGGCAGCGTTCCAGGCGATGGCGGTAGTCGTCTGACCTTTGAAAGATAGAGTGAATGTCCCTCCGGTTGGAACGCCAATCAATGACAGCGTCTGGACATCATTGATGTTGGAAATTCTCGATGGGTCCCATTGCAGGAGCCGGCCGTCTATGCTGTCCATAACAAGAAGGATTTGCCCAAAGTTGTCGACTGACCAGATGTTCGGCAATCTGTCGATAGGACTGATGGTCGATGACGACCGTGGCGTCCCATAGTTTTCAGCGCCATAGAGAAGGTCGCCATAACCGCCCTGGGTCGGCAGCGGCTCTGCTGGCCAGCCTCCCGCCGGCGTGATTTCGGTTATTGCTCCTGCGGTGTCGACATAGACATTTTGCTCGCAAACGTAGGCGATGTGAAAAACTCCTGCGAGGTCATACCAACCGTGAATAGCTTTGCAGCGCGAAGCAAAGGCGGGATAGGACAGTTTTGTCTGACCTCCGATTGGCGCGAGTTCGCCTTCGACACAGCGCACCAG